AATTCAGACCCCCCCTCTGCATCGCGGATGCCTTAAAAATAACCCCGGGGGAACTTTCCGACAGACCATTCCAATTTCCCACGCCGTGACAGCTTGGAGACTTTGGGTAAAGTCTCCATAACTAGCTGAGTTCTCCATAGAAGGGAGTTGAAACTATGGCTGCGCGACGCATTAATCACCCGAACGCAAGCCAAACTAAAAGGCCACCGGCCACGACTCCTGAGGCTAGAGAGAACCAGCTCATAGCTCAAGCCGTAGACCTCGCTGAGAAACAATTGGCTGATGGTACGGCTTCGGCTCAGGTGATCTCACACTTTCTGAAACTTGGCTCCTCGAGAGAGCGGCTGGAACAAGAACGGCTTGCGATGGAGGTTGAACTTTTGGAGACGAAGAAGGAAGCCATGGCGTCCTCGGCTCGAACCGAAGAGCTTATGAAGGATGCGCTTAGCGCCTTCCGTTCGTACTCTGGACAACCGCCAGAACAATCTGATGAAGACTACGACGATTAGAAGGGAGGTGTCTTATGGTTATTCTTGGACTCATTCTGTTGATTCTAGGACTGGTCATCGGTGTTCCGGTGCTTTTCTGGATCGGACTGATCCTTCTGGTCGCTGGTCTGGTTCTGAACTTTGCCGGTCCAGTTGATGCTGTAGGTGTTCGACGTAGGTATTACTGATGCGATCATATTCCGAGCTTCGGAGATTAGATACCTTCGAAGAGCGATTCCACTATCTTGCACTGCGAGGATCAGTAGGGCGCTCAACGTTCGGATTTGATCGCTGGTTAAATCAAAGATTCTATACATCTCGTGAATGGCGACACGTTCGCAGCTATGTCATCACACGAGACAACGGCATGGACCTTGGGGTCGACGGGTATGAAATTCATTCTCGCCTATTAATTCATCACATCAACCCCATCGAACCCAATGACATCGTTCATGGAGATGAGGATCTTCTTGATCCAGAGTTTCTGATTACAACTTCACATCAGACGCACAATGCCATTCACTACGGAGACGAGAGACAACTTCCCCGGCCTCTCGCAGTTCGTAGAGCTGGCGACACGAAGCTCTGGTAAAGAGCAATCCTAAGGAGAAAACATGGATACGTCAGTCCCTGTTAGTGGTACGATCACTGCTGGGGTTTTCCCGAATAGAGACAACACAACGTTCCCCGACGTTGAGCAAGAGAGACGTGAGCAGGCTCGTCAGGAGAGCGAGTGGGCTGCTGGAGATCGGCCCGATCATCCTCCGTTCACGAAAGTTGGCCCGGACGACCCCAGTTGGCTAGGGACGGAAGAGGAACCGATTGTTCCTCCCAGCAGCAATCGCGATCGCGCAACTGCTGAGGCCGACGGCACCAACTAGTTCTATGGGAATTGAAAACCTTCACTTACTTACAGGAGACGACATGAACGACATTGACAACAGCGGAGAGCAGACCCCTACGGCTGCAGGCGTTCCCGTGCCGGCAACTTCAGCCGCCGAGGTCACGGATCAGGTGCATCAGGAGCAGGCCGACCAGCAGGCACACGAGGAGATTCAGCAGGCTCAGCAGGTCCAGACTCAGCATGACCTCGATGCTGCTCAGCAGGCTCAGCCTGTCTCTGACACCCCAGACGAGACCGAAGCTGCTCAGCCGATGTCAGACACGCCGGATGTGGCGCCTTCTGCGGATCAGCCCGAGGTAGCTACTCAGCCTGAGGACAATGACCCGGAGTCGCATGTTGGTCCTACGGCAGACGGTGAGTGACTTTTATCTTGCTCCTTCTCTGGTAACTCTTCGAAACGAAATCAACGAATCGAACCCAAACAGAGACAAGGCCAGCGACGGTTGGATCGGAGATTCCGCGCATCAGCTCGAAATTTCTGATCATAATCCCGATCCAACGTCTTCGCCTCCTGATGTGGTTCGAGCTATCGACGTTGACAACGATGGAATCGATCCGGACCGTTTGGTAGCAATAGCTATCAAGGATCGTCGTACAAATTATGTGATCTGGAATGGTCACATTTGGAGTCGACTTCATAACTTTGTCAAGAAGATTTATACCGGAAAGAGCAAGCACACCGAGCACGTGCATATTTCAATTCGTCATGATGCGGGCTTTGCAAAGGATACTCGTCCTTGGGGCTTTGCTTCACATCCAACTCCGGTGGAGGATTTTGTTATGGATGCTGAAACCAGTAAACAAGTTCGCACAATCGTTCAGCAGGAGTTGCGAACAGCGCTTGGTAATTCGAATAGCGAAACGGATGCCGATCCCACTCATGACAGCATTGCTGACATTCGTCGGGATCTGCGGGAGATTAAGGCCGCACTTAAGATCACATAGCGATTTAAGGAGGTGACCCTATGAATAACAGCATTCTCACCAGCACAAAGAAGAATCTCGGTATTAGTGAAGACTACGATGTGTTCGATCAAGACGTTTTGACTCACATCAACTCGGTCTTCTCTACGCTGAATCAGCTGGGCATTGGTCCTACTGAAGGCTTTGCGATTGAGGATGCTGCCGCCACATGGGACGACTTCCTTGGATCTGATATACGTTTGAATTCAGTAAAGACGTACGTATACCTTCGCGTTCGTCTTCTCTTTGATCCGCCTTCGACTTCCTATCATATTTCGGCTCTGAAAGAACAAATTACGGAACTCGAATGGCGGATCAATGCTCATCGAGAAGAAGAAACTTGGGTTCCTCCCGTAGAGGTTCCCGTCGATAGTGATCTAATATTTTAAGGGGTGTGTTATGATCATCTCTGAAACTCGTCATGACACAGCTCTAAATTGGATCAATCTAAATCCGGTTCTCGCCAAAAACGAAACCGGATTCGAGGATGATACTGGAAAGTTCAAAGTGGGAAATGGTGTCGCACATTGGACGGCGCTGGATTATTCCATCCCTTCTCCACCAGGCCCTCCAATTTCTGGCGTTTCTGAAGAAGCGTTGAATGATCACATTAATTCACCGCTTCCGCATCCTATCTATGACAACGGTCCTTCTCTCATCCTCCTTTATCAGAATGCGAAGGTGTAAGAATGTCTCTTCAGATCAGACTTTCAGATTTCATCACCTCCGTCGGTACAGACTATAAGCAGTTTAGAACGTGGATCACGGGATCAGCTGCTGGTGACCTTACCGGTCTTACTACGACGGCAAAGACATCACTCCTAGCTGCGGTCAATGAAGTCAACGCTAAGGTTCCTCCGGCACCGCCAGCATCAACCGAGCTTGTAGCTGGTGTTATTCAGATTGCTACACAGGCCGAGACAGACGCGGGTCTTGTCGACACAGATGCTGTTACGCCACTCAAGTTTCAAACTCGAATGGCGGCTTTCGCTCAGCCTTTGAATGCGAACTTGACAGCTATCGCTGCCCTTGCTGGTCAAACAGCGTATGGTCGAGCATTCCTTACATTGGTAAATCAGGCCGGTCTTGTAGGTCTGTTGCCAATCTCCGCAGATGCTGTAGTCGGTGTCTCGCGAAACGCTACTCAGGCCGAAACCAATACTGGAACGTTGGACACCGCAGCAGTTACGCCATTGAAGTTGCAAACTCGACTTGTTGCGTATGCACAGCCGTTGGCCGCAAACCTTACAACACTTGCTGGTGTTGCATCGGGTGTGATGGGTCGCACGCTTCTTGGTGCAGCGGACGCCAACGCCGCCAAGACTTCTCTGGGTCTTGCAGCGGTTGCAACGTCTGGTTCGGCTTCGGACATCACTACGGGTACGCTGCCTTCTTCAGTTCTTCCTCCGTTGGCGATCAACGAGACGTTCACCGCAGCAACCCAGGCTGCAATGCTTGCTCTTACGGCACAGCGTGGTGATGTTGCTATTCGATCAGATCTCGGCGGTAAGTTCTACATTCTTACGACAGACTCTCCGACAACTTTGGCGGACTGGAAGCCGTTGGTCGCATCGAGCGATGTGCTTTCGGTTGCGGGTCGTACAGGTGCGGTTGTGCTTACGAGCACAGATGTCGGTCTTGCGAACGTTAACAATACATCTGACGTCAACAAGCCGGTTTCCACGGCGCAGGCCGCAGCGGATGCACTGAACCTTAAGATTGCATCAAACCTGGCAGATCTGAACAACGCGACAACTGCGCGCGCGAATCTGTCAGTCTATTCTCAAGCCGAGCTTGGTAACCCTGAGACCGACCTGGTCGCTCTCTACGCGACCGCGAAGACGTGAGCCTTCAAATCCGCCTTGCAAATTTAATCACAAGCATCGGGGCGGATATTAAAGAGCTTCAGGATTCGGTTAATAGCAGCACTCTTATTCCGATCGTGGCAGATGCAGGAGCGCCAGACGGATCTGTAGATACAGTATACGATGGCGGATCGCCATGACGAAGCGGAGTAAGTTGTGAAAGCCATTTCTAAAAGAGCACGAGTATGGGCGATGAAGAATGCAGTCCTTGATAAAGGAACTGTGGCTTACGATGAAACTTTTCTGAAGTTTAAGGTCGGCGATGGTGTAACTCCTTGGAACGATCTTCCTTATACTGCAGGAAGTGGAACCGGAACGGGAACTGGAAGTAGCGATCCAGGGCCGCAAGGACCTCCTGGAGTTGTCGCAGCGACAGCTCCTCTGGCGTATGACTCGGTAGCGAAGACGCTCTCACTTCCGGACGGAAGTGTTTCGGAAGTAAAACTTTCGTTTGATGTTGTAACGCAAGCGGAGCTAACTACTGCTCTGGCAACTAAGCAGGATTCTGCTACTGCTGCTACTGATGCTGAACTTTCTTTGAAAACAGCAACCGTTTGGGTACCCGATACAGATTATCAAGCAAATCAGTGGATTATCACCCCCGGCGGTTATTTGGCTCAAGCAAAGATTAATTTCACATCAGGAGCTACATATTCGCCATCCAATTGGAATGAATATATTCCTGGCGCAGAAATGGGTTATTCAGAAAACATTAGTGCTGTTCCTTATGTGTTAACCACGGCTTCTGTTGGACTTGTTGGTGTATCAATTGTTGCCCCTGTGTCACCTCGACCGATGTATATACACATGGGCGCTTGGGCGGATGTTACTACCACAGCAACTGCGGCCACCACAGGCAATACCGGTGTTAATATTGTGGATGAAACTGCGGCGATTATTGGTGGAGATCTCTTTCCTTTTGAAGGCGCAGACTCGCAAGGTTACTGTCAAATGAAGACCATGGTGCGAATTGCCCCAAACACGCCGAGTCATACTTATTCGTTAGTAGCTAGTCGATCTGGAAATGCGAACTTTCGGGCCTCGATTATGCACGGGGCTATCGGTCCGGCATTTCGTACTTTCCTGGCTTTGATAGCAGCATGACCGGATATGCGTCCAGTCTTGCTGTGGGTAAGGTTGGATCTGAACTGACAACGTTGTTTACGCCTAGAATAGTGCAACCAAATCGTCGAGCGATTATCTTTGCTCACGGAGCATCGGGCTCCGGTGCACAAGCAAATGATCCAGCGGGACAGCCTAGCTTAACAAAATTCTTTGGTAGAATTGCTTCTGCTGGTTACGTTGTTTTGAGTGCGGATTGGGGCGGTCCCCAAACTTATGGTAATGACACCGAACTCGCTGCTATGGAAGCAGGGTGGACATATCTTAAAAATAGTGGATTGTGTGCGGCCGATAAAATTATATTGACGGGCGCAAGCATGGGAACACTTTCTACGCATCGGTTTGCTAAAGAACACCCGACATGGGTTGCCGGACTTAATTGTTGGATTCCATTTCTTGACATCGAAGCCGGTCGAACAAACGACTGGCTTAGCTTACGTCAATATATTAATCCAGCGTGGGGCATGCCAGTTGGATCATATATTGGAAGTGGAGTAGACGAAACGCCTCTTCCGGCTAACGCTAAACCTCTGGGTTATGCCGCAGTTATGGCTCCGATCCCAACGCATATGTGGTATTCCACTGCGGATGTAATTAGCACAAACATGGATTCTTATATTGTCTCACGCGCAGGCGCAGCCACAGCACATGTAACATCGACTGCTGCTGTGCATAGCGATGCGGCCGTGGCCCCTGCAGATATTAACGCGATTATTTCTTTCTTTGATTCTATAGCCTAACAGAAAGGAGGATCCATGGAATCTGTAGATGATTTCCTCGCTCATCATGGCATTCTCGGAATGAAATGGGGCATTCGCCGAAGGACAGGATCCTCCGGAGGTTCTTCTGGAAAGAACGTGCTCTCTCCGAGACCCGGTTGGGCGAACCCCCATCCAAAACATTCTCCGCTTGCCAAAACTCCTGCCGCTTTGGTCGGGCACAAAGTCTTCGGTAGAAAAGTTATCGTCACGAAAGTTCATTCCGAGGATTCAGCTCAAGTAAAGGCAATCGCCACAAAAGCCCGAACGCATGGGCATCATTCACTTTCGAATGAGGAACTTAAGAAACTTACTGCACGATTCAATCTTGAGCAGCAGTATGCAAAGATGGCTGCAGAGCAAGCTAAGAAAAAGAACCCGGCCGCAAAGTTTATTAAGAAACAGTTAGGATCCATGGGCGATCGAGCTATTTCATCTTTCGCCAATCACGTGGTCGATGAACGAATTCTTCCGTTGATGAAGACGAAACTACTTAAGTAGGAAGGGATGGTATGGACGCCGCAGACGCATCTGCATCCGAAGGCGTAATGGTTGCCTTCCTTCCGACAACTTCAGATTGGTGTCGCCAAGAACTTCCACATATGACTTTGGTGTATGCGGGTCTGAAGAGCGATTTGACACCAAGCGATTTTAGTTCACTCGCTAAGGATGTTGCTTCACTTTCCATGCTTGTTCGGCCATTCGCCCTTAGTGTATTCTCGATCGAAGTCTTCGGCGATACAGATAAAGTTAACGTTCTCAGATTTCGAAACACTCCTGAACTTATGGCTGCGCGGCGGTACGTAGAGCAATGGAATAAAAGTGAATTTCCGTTCAACCCTCATGCAACAATTGGTCCAACAAGTATGAATAGTATCGGTCCGATGCCTGGTGTTGTTGGGTTCGATCGAATCATGCTGGGCTGGGGAGAAGAGCAACTTACGTTCTGGTTGAACAACAAGTACTAGAAAGGAGGGGTTGGCGATGGGACTGTCCAACAAAGCGACACCGATTTATTATGGACAGTTTCGCGATGCTGTTGTCCATCACGAAATTCCTGTAAACCGGGAAATCTCGATGGAGATGAATCGAATTGATTCACTCATCGCCAATCCGAATATTTATTATGATGACAGTGCAGTCGAAGGTTGGATTCTCTACTGTGAGAACGAGCTCACCCTAACCGACGGAGGTGATCTGCATCTGCTCCCCACATTCAAGCTGTGGGGGGAGCAAATCTTCGGTTGGTACTACTTCGTTGAACGAAGCGTGTACGAGCCGGGACCCGATGGACGTGCCGGGCGCTACATCACTAAGACAATTAAAAAGCGACTGGTTACGAAGCAATACTTGATTGTGGCTCGAGGCGCTGCTAAGTCTATGTATGCAGAATGCATTCAAGCATATTTCTTGAATGTGGATACGGATACAACGCATCAGATTACAACAGCCCCCACAATGAAGCAGGCTGAAGAAGTTATGCAGCCTTTTAGAACAGCTATCACGCGTGCGCGTGGGCCACTGTTCAAATTTCTAACCGAAGGATCCCTTCAA